AGGTGGTTCGACGCTTTCATCACGAGTTTCAGATAAACCTTCAGAAGAATATCTAGCAGCCGAAAAGAAATATAAAGATGCACTGGCAGAATTAAAAGCGGCAAGAAAAATCAAAGCGCCAAAAGATAAAATTAAAGAATTAATGAATAAGGTCTCTGAATATAGGAAGGCGAAATCAAAATTAAAGCCGAAAACTAGAATGGCTACATCTACAATACCAAGTGAATTGAAAAGCAACAAAACGAAAGTTCTTGTTGTTAACACAAATCAAACAAAAGTAAGAAACGTCATGGTTGGAGGATAAGATGGCATTGCTATCAACAGCAACGGGAATGCTCGGAAGAGGAGCAGTTGGTGCAGCAAAAGGAGCTGGTGCATTATTTGCAGCACCAGATGCAGATGCTCTTGCTGCAGCATATGTAGGAGGAAAAGTATCGAGTGCTGTCGGTGGAATAAAAAGTAGCGTTGTCGGTGGAGTGAGACGTATGTTCGGCAGTGAAACTGCACCACAACAATCCTCGGGTGACTCTGGATCTCCAAGAAGATCTCAAGAACAACCGCTAACAGAAAAGACATTCAAACAGTTTGAAACAAAACTCTTTTCATATATGAACTCACTGATTGGATTCAGCGATCAAGAACTTCAGGCGATGAAGGATGCTGAGTTACGAAATAAAGAAAGATTAGCAGAGCAAGTACAAAAACCTGGACAGCCAGTAAAAAACAAACCAGAGAGGAAAGGGTTTTCCGATTGGATGAAACTTCTAGGTCTTGGAACTTTGGCAGGATTCTTAGGGTTAGCTGGTCTCGGCAAACTCATTGAAACTGTCGGAAAAGATCTAGAGGATATGGATTTTACAGATGTGCTGAAAGGTCTAGGAATTGGAGGATCTGTTATTGCTGCCATATCAACCAGAAAAATTGTAACATCATTTGCTGCTAGAGTTGCAGCCGCATCAGCTACTCTTAAAAAACTTGTAGAAAATGCAATGAAGAGAATAAAAAATGCTGTGCGACTGCCAGGATCCCCAAGCAAAACCAAAATGACAACATATCGCGGAAAAAGCGTGCCAGTCGGCACTGTTGTTCAAAACAGCAGAGGACAATTGGTTAAAATAGGACCAACTGGGGCAGCACCGTATGTTGCTGCAAAAGACGTCAAACGAAGCGATATAAAAAAATTGAGTTCATTCGAAGATGCTAAAGCACCTGCAGGATCAGGAAAACCAGGCTCTCCAACCAAAGCTAAAAAATTCACAATGGCAAATGTCGCGAAATCTGCGAAAGCATTAGTGGCGAAGCAAGGGATTAAGATTGCAGCAAAATCTCTTCCCTTTGGTATTGGAACTATTTTAGGAAGTTTCTTTGCGATACAAAGATTAGCAGCAGGAGATTATGTCGGAGCTGGATTAGATTTCGCTGCAGGTGTAACAGCATTTAAACCTGGACTCGGAACCGCAGCATCATTGTCATTGGCTGCTCTCAGCCTGACCAGAGATCTTGCATTAGAATATTATCCAGATTCAGATTATGCTAGTCTTGATAAGGGTATAACCAATACAATCGAAGAGGCAATCGGCGATGAAGTTCGTGCTTTATTGAAAGTTGGTGAAGGGTCCAAACGAGAAACCGAAGATTTAATACAAGAACAAGCAGATGTTTCGACTGCAGCAAGAGAAGCAGGACAAAGACTTGGTCGAGGAAGTAGACAGCAAAGACAACAGATCGCAAAAGATTTTGGAACAGATGCATTAAAAGAGGCAAGGAAATCGATACAAGCAACTCCAGGTAGGAAGAAAGGTGCTGTAACTGCAGAAGAGCTTGATCAATATTTTTATGGCGGCGACGATACACAAGCATCATCTTCTCTACAACGATATCGAGAAAAATTGAAAAATGCTGAAATTTCTCAGAGTCAATCTCAATCTACTGTAGAAACTAAACCACCAACAGCAGCTGCTCCAGCAGGTATAACTAGCGACACCCAAACAGTGTCTCAGGATGCAGAGGGTGGTGTTGATGTGTCTTCAGTAAATATAGATGCAGGAACGTCGCAAGAAACTGTAGACGGTGGTGCTGGTGATATGCAAAAAGCAAGAAGTGTAGCAGCGTCAAGATCTTCTCAACTTGCTTCGGATAAAATGTTATTTGCCCGAGGAGCAGCTAATCCAGATCCAACATATATGAAAGCATCACAGCTCGCAATGGTCAGTTAAAAAATGGGGGACCGAAGTCCCCCACTCTTATTAATCGTCATCTTCGGCGAGCTTTTCGAAGAAGGCGAGATTATCGTCATCCTCATTATCATCCCAAGCTGCCTTCGCTGATTTGCCAACAGTTGGTTCAGCAACTGGAGCAGGAGGAGTATCCTGACGAACGTCCTCATCACGAGAGGCAGCACCAGCTTTCAGACCAAGCACTCGATCGAGCCGAGCTTTGAGTTCGTCATATGACTTGAACTGGTCGGGTGCGATAAACGCAGCAAGCGAATGCTGTGAATTCCATACCTTTTCCATTTCATCATCATCCTCAAGAAGAGGAGTGGGTGCATCGAACTCAGACTTGTCGTAGTTGCGATATCCTTCTACATGGCGGATCTTCATCTTGAAGTTTGCACCTTCCCAAAGGTCGAAGGGATTTACAGCAGACTCATCCGCAAACGCAGGATTCATCTGATCATTGATCTTATCAAAGATCTTCTTGCCATACTTGTACAAGAAAACCTTACCTTCGTTCTGAGGGTTAGCAGGATCACTTACAACATAGATGTTTGAGATGTAAGTCAGGCGACGCTTTTGCTTCCGCACGATATCCTTATCGCTTTCGTTACCAGAGTTCCAGAGCTTTGAGTTATACTCACCGACTGGGTCTTGCTGACCAATCGTTGTCAGCGAGTTCTCAATGTACCAGCCTCCTGGTCCCTGAAACCCATGGTTCCAGATACGCACGAAAGGAACATCTTCGCCTTGCGGTGCAGGCAGGAAACGAATGACAGCATAGCCATTGCCAGCCTTATCGGTTTCTGGTTTCCAGTACCGATCGTCTTCATTCCGATTCTGCTGATTATTGTTTGAAAGTTTTTCGACTTCTTTAGTAAGTTTGTCGAAAGAGTTGGTACGCTCTCGCTTGAGAGCAGCAAACGTATCGTTCATTTGTATTCTCCGTATGTTCGTTGTATAATCGTCTTATCCACATAACACATGATATCGTGTTATTTAGTAAAATTTGTCGGACTCCGTTAGAAGTTCGGCATGTCTTTTTTGCTCATTCATTTCAACTTTATTTTCTAAACGCGACACCTCCAATTTTAGTTTATGATTTTCTTCTCTGAGCTGGCGAAGTTCGCCCGCATAAGATTCTACTTCAAGATTCATGAAAAACCTCCTTCATAACATGTTTGATTTTACTCAACTCCAATTTAAGAAAGCCATCATATTTCTTCAGCCTCTTAGAAACATCTGGCCAAATAAACTGTTCCTCGATATTTTTATCCCACATCGGAATATATTTCAGAACACGATTTGAAGCCAGCATGGATTCTATACTCAACTTGTTTGCCAGATAAAGCTGTAGAACCTTTGGATGTTGATTTGATTCTACACGCCATAAGCTGGCAGGGTCATCAGAAATATCTCGCAAACTGATCATCTCGTTTTTGAACTCATACGTGAAAGATTCCATTTTACGTTTCCACGCTGCGTATGTCTTTTCAGACTTGAGCGAGGAAAGTTCACCAATCCATCTCGAAGTGGAATCCTCAACAAAGTTCGCTACAAAATAATCAGTCAACTCTTCATCCGAAAAACGACGCTCAATCTTGCGAAAGAATAAAACATCCTTCCTCTTTTCGAAAGAGCTGGCAGCGGATCTTGATTTGCCACCATATTTGAAATAATCATAATCAGATGTAAAGTGTAGTTTGATAGCGAGATATTTCTGATAGGCTCTTAAACCTTCCATCTATACAGGCAACCTTGCACCCTTCTTCTTTAACATATTCAAATTCGTTGCTTCGTTGCGAAGAATTTTCTTCATTTTCATATTGAGCATCTTAGGAACGCTCTCAATTTCTAAACCTGTTCTTTCGCAAATATCAACGATCGCATCAAGATAACTGACATTGTCTTTGGCAACTTTTTCTTCGAGCAATTCTCTAAACTTCGCAGAAGTCATAATATCAAGTTCCTTCGCAATATCCATTTCTATGCTGTGCCTCCTACGTTCTGACGTTGTATATCTTCGCTGAGGAGTTCTGGATAATAGATCTCGAAAGCAACACAATCTTGCGTGCAAACAAAGTAATGATATTCGTTTGGTCTTACTGTTGTGAACTGTCCTGGTCCTAAGACTGTGACGTCCGTCAACTCGTAATCGTTCTTTATGACGTGAATTTCTAATTCGCCTGTCTCGACATAAAAACCATTCCATTTGTAGGAGTGCTTGTGCGTCGAGCAGCGATATCCAGTTTGAACCGAGATTCGGTGGAACTCTACTACTGGGTTTTGTATTATCGCTTCTGTTTGACCCCATACTTTTCCTGCCTTCACGACCATCGTAAACTCCTTTCGTATTTATCAAATTTTATATCATAAAGTATCATTTGTAAAGGGACTTCCATTCTTCGTATGACTTTGGTATTTCGACCGAGCGATCAACACCGTCTATACCTGCCCACTCTAGAAGAGGCATCTTTCCTTTCATTCGAAGATATGTGTGGCGATACTTTCTTTCCATCTGTTTACACACAAACTCGATATATTCTTGCCAATCATCCACTGAACATTCTCCATTGATCTGGCGAAAAGTTGCCATGAGTTTTTTGTTGTTTGTAGGATTCGGAAAATGTAAGAATGATATCACCAACAATCGAAACTCTGTGGCTCATGAAATCATGCGGCGACTGTATCCATTCATAATCTTCGGCTTTCCAATTTTTATTATCGCTAACACCATGTGAAAGTTTGCCAGGAAATATAAACATCTGCCCTTCAACCGGAACAAATCCCCAACTCGACGAGTTTCCTATATTCCATTCGGTTGCACAAAATGTTTCAGGAAATCCACTCCCGAAATCTATTTTGTGGTCATCATAAAATCGTAACTCGTCTTCCTTACCTTTTGGAATGTTACAATAATACACGAACGATGCGTCAGAGTCTGCATGATGATGAGGTGGGCAACCTGTATTCATCACATTGAAATAACTTTTTGTGATATACACATTGACGTTATTTGGATCAACCCGATACTCTTTTATGCATTCGCGAACACATTGAGAAACATAAAAATAAAACTCAACCAACTTTTGATTATGGTGTAGGAACGCATTGGTTATCTCGTTTGCTCTTCCATCAACAACAGAGTCCATACAATCTTCACGGACAATCTGCCTCACCATTTCATTCTTATTGTAATGAAACTCGTGAACAAGTGCTGGGAAGAGTTTATGGGTTATCACGATACCACTCTTCATATAAACTATGATCCACATCCACAATACATTTGAACACTATAACCGTTCTCAGTCTTGTGCATTTTTTCGACAGCGGCATTGCTTTATGCAGAGTTTTTGCAGGAAACGCAAGCATCCTATTGAAACGATAACGACAATATCTTAAACAGTCACCATTTTCTGTGAATAATCCTGTACCACCCTCCCACTCAGGATCCCAATCTTGAGCAGGATAATATATTGCAGTCACGTGACCATCATCTGTGTGTATTCCACCATCTACACCATATGTATGTGCATTAGCGTATGCACGAATTGGGAGGAAAGATTGCCTGTAAACTTCTTTCAGCTTTTCATTTACATTATCCCATAAAACTTTTATGTCAGGCGAATCCCGCATCACATCTTCTAATATTTCTGGCATATGGCTTTCATCTTGCCAGATAGAACGATGCCAATGCCACTGATCAGGATCTATCTTGCTGCTCGAATGCCAGCCAGTTTTCCATTCTTTGTTTTCATGAAACTCGTTAGAAAGATTAACAGCTTCATCATGTGCCAAAACGCCATCATGAAAAAACATAACTTGATCAAACATTTTGCGAAACCTTATTCGCTTCCATTATAGCATAAAGATCGGAAGCATCTTCATCATCCCAATCAAAATTATTTCTGTCCAATTCACAAAACTTCCAAGCGAGACGTTCGGCTCGTTCACCAATTAATTTTCTGATAGAGTTTCTATCGCTAGTTGTTTCATGTCTAAAATACTTAGTTCCATAAATGCTATGAAATAAACCAGCAAAACAAACATCTTCATCTTCCTCCTGTAAAGCAAGCACCTCATATGTTTTAAGCAGGTGGTGAAGTAATGTTCCGGTTCCGTGAGGTATTTCATCCGCACCAATATCTCTAAGATGTTCTAGGCAAGTTTTCAGATTCATCTTCGAGTTCTATAGAATATATGCTGATCAATCTTAACAATTTTATGATATTTCTTTGCCCAGTCTGGCGAAACATAGTCTGCATGATAATGCGTCGCGCCATCGGTGAAGTCAAATACAACACCCTGCGCAACTGCAGCTGCAATCATGTATGCAGTTTTCCAAAGATCCTCGTTCAACACTTTATCGGATTTGCCATCGCAATACCAACTAAACTGGCATCTATGTTTGACTGGGAAATAAATTCGATCAGATGAAGGAATGTCCTTCCGCTTTCGAGTTTTCCAAGACTCACGCATAGGACCCTCGTACACAACATCGCAATATGTATTTGGGAAACGAATATCTTTCTTACGATTATCTGTAACCAAAGCAACTGCCAACTGACCAGCTATCGACTCACCACGTGCTTCATGGTAAATATTAGTTGCGAGGCATTCGACTTCTTTTTCTGAAATTAGTCGAGTGACATTAACATCAGATTTGGAGTTGTGTGAGTAGGCAATCGCGCTACAAACAACAACGGTTCCGAAGAGCATTCTTTTTATCATATAATGATTATATCAGATTATGACAAAAATGTAAATGGAGTTTGAGCAGTTTTTTTCCATGCTCAGGGAAAATAATTAAAACAGCTTGATTGATGTTTTAATACCAATGATTTGATCAGTCGTTTCGAAATCTTTATCGATGTTATACTTACCATAAGGGGAAATCGTAACACGGTCTGTCACTGCAATATCATATTGCGCACCAAATTCCAAATCATTAATCTCGCTCTTGTCCCAGTCATACGTTGGGGCGAGGCTGAGAGTAAGACCCTCCACAGAATATGCAACACCAAATTCTGAGGTTGTGGTTTCCTTTTCGATGCTATGCTCTGTTTCAGTGTTAAAAGACAGGCTTCCAGGAATATTTTTGATTGGTGCATCTGCAGCATATGCACTACCAGATACAAGAATAGCAGCGAGTGCTGCCGCAACGATTGTTTTCATAACTGACCTCTTTTGTTGTTATATGAAATGAGGAGCTAACCGTGGGCTCCTCGCGGATGTATTACGGCATCACCCGCACTACTTCATGTGGTGGGTGATTCTGTTGCTAGGCTCACCCACCGAAACCCCGAGTGATCATGCTGCTAGAGCATAATCCTCAAGTGCAAAGTTATCGTTTGCATTTACTTTATAGTCGCTCGACCAGCGAGTTATCTCCTCGGAAATTTTATCACGCACGTCGATCCTAATTCGCCCCCATAGTCGAGACTTCGTTAAAGGATTTGGTGGAGGCGTCGGGAATTGCACCCGAGTCCGTTTCGCTTATTCTTTTCCAACTCAACGATAACAAACTAATTATAATTCAAGAACTTTCATATGTAAAGGGACTTAGAACTCAGATTTGATAATGCTCCAGATTCCCCATGCGAGAGCTGCGTATAAGCAGACCTCAACCAGCGGCATTCCTGCGAAAAGTACAAGTGCAGCACCAGCGGCGACAATCGCGCCCTGGTGTGAAGATCCTTCAGAAATCCGATCTTTAATCCAATTAAACATATGATTCTCCTATAATGGTTGACCCTTACCACTCTTTACATTATCACTGCTTTCTTCCGGCATTACGTTGTACTTAATTTTGCCGGACGAAATTATACAACCCACTCCAGATGGGTATGTTAAAACAAGTGTAATTGTTTGGGTTTCTCTGTTGAAGTAAACGATGCCCTTTCTTACGGTTTCGTCTTCATCCCAAAGTATTCCGGGAACTTCTTGATATTTGTTATTTAGTTGTTCGTGTATTGCAACAAGAGGACCACATAATGCTGGCTGCTCTAATAGACCAACATTAGGCGGCAACTCCTGAGGAGCCATTAATTGTGCCAGTGTTAGAAGTGTTTTCATTGATTATCTCTAGCAGTTTCTGTGTGTATTGGTTTCTATTTTTCATGAAGACCTGAGGCATATCGTAATCGTCAACAGCAACCAATACAACAATACCAGTTGTCTTGATGCCAGTTAGTTCCTCAAACATTATCGAATACGCAGTACACTGCAAAAAGTAATCTTCTATCCACTCCTCTTTCTTAAGTTTCCTAGACGTCTTGAAATCTATAATAGCGTTTCTGCCAGACCACTGTCCGACCAAATCACAACGTCCTGCCAGTTTCAAGTGATGGGAATACAGTCCGATTTCTACTCCACGAACAACTTCTAGATTCTCATCGATAACTTTTTGCAGACTTCTGAATGATAAAAGAGACGTTGGCATTTCTTTCTTATCTGGTTCTTGCCCATGAATGATATAGTTTTCCATCAGGGTGTGAACTGCAGTGCCACGTCTTGATGCTTGGGTTGATATTCTATTTGCCTGTTCTTCTCCTACTCGTTTTCTCCATGCAAGGAGACTTTGAAGTTTTTCCGGTCGTCGACCCAATACTGTTGTGACTGAGGGATAACGGCGACCGTCCGGAGTTTCATAAACTCTACCAGATTCTGTAGTGGTGGCTTTTATATCTTCAATTTCAACTAACTCATTACGAAACATATTCTACACTATACCTTCCTCCAACTTCGCTAGGATATACTCCTTCACGAGATCAGATCTAACAATGTCATCCTCTGTAAATTCGATCTTTTCAAAACTCTTCATGCGTGAAACTACCGACATGAAACTATTTAGCCCCGAACGCTCATCTTCTCTCCATAAATCTGACTGCCTAAAATCACCACAGAATATTACACGGGAACCCTCACCCATGCGCGTGATGACAGAATCAAGTTCATGGAAATTCATATTTTGGCATTCATCAACAATAATTGTATTATTCTTGAATGTTAAACCTCGAAGGAATGACGTTGTAGAAAACTCAACATATCCGCGATTCTTAAGATGCTTGTATGCTTCGTGTTTATTTGAAACGACTTCATTACAGATTGCTTCATATGGTGCTTCATAGACTGCAGACTTTTCTTCTAGTTTCCCAGGGAGGAATCCTATGTCGCGAGTAGGAACGACACTTCGGACTATGGTGACAGGTCTTGGTTCACGACCTTCTATGACTGCCTCGAGTGCGAGGTATAAAGAGATGAAAGTTTTTCCAGTGCCAGCGACACCGTGTAGTATGAGGTTCTTGCCCTCGTTATATGCCTTGAAAGTTTTTTGCTGCCCTTTCGTTAGTGGGTAAATGTTCGCGAGCTTAACAGCCTCTGAACTTTGTTTTGCTTTCGTACTTTTTTGTTGCTTTCTAAGTAGTTTCTTTTCACGACGAGAAAGATTATTGAGGTAATCGGTTTGAAAAGAATTATCGAAAAAATCAGCAACAGCAGCTTGTGACATATAATACTCCAATGATTATGGGAGCTCATCTCATGCTATTGTATCACCACGTATTGATATTGCTCCTCGGGTTTCGTTTCTTAATATTTCTTAGCACATCACGAAATCCCTGGTCAGGCTTCATCCGTGCAGATGCAACTCCAGCCACGATGGCTGGTGATGACGGTGCGCGTTCCTTGTTGGGGTTGTCTTCTAGGTATTTATCCATCTCCGAAATGCTCATAAACATTTCTTCGACTTTATCCGTTTTCTTATCACGAACAAGATATGTCGGCATAGTTTACCTTCTCACTGTACCAGGACGGAACTGCTCGATTTGTCCAACGAGCAAAGCCATTCTTATGATTTATATAGTAATTCCGATATGCTTCCACAGCGTCTGAACACTTAGAATCATCAGGCATTGCTTGAGGAAATGGTGTCATAGGACGAACAGGAATGTGTTCTGGAAGTTTCTTTAAGTATGGTGCCATCGTCATGCACTTGTGTACTTTGCGATATCGGTGCGTGTATTCTTTATTGAGCGCGATGAACAGTTTGTACAACCAGTCATAGTTGTCAGAAGATTCACGACACCATACAGAACAAGGGTGATTGATATGAGTCCCGTGGTAAAGGTTCACTTCACGTTCGCCTGTCAATCTCCAACGCTTGGCTTTTCTTCCCGATCTACTTTCACCAAGATACTCTGTACCATCTACTATACGATGGGCTGTAGAAAGTAGCTGAGCAGTTTCTAGAATCATCTTTACGACATGTTTGTCACAATGCATCTCAGCTGCAGTTTTCGGATCATAATCTAACACGAAGACGTTCACATTCATTCTCCACTTTTTGATATAAACTTTCGAGGGTTTCATGATTATCAAGATAAACATCAAACTCGTTCCGCACCCAAGCATATTCGCTAATGTGTACTTCGGGGTGTTTTATGCTCATGGTTTCTGGAGCATAGTATGCATCGTGATACCAAATTGGCAAGTCACGCCTCACCATCCAAAGTTCACCTGCATTACGATAGATCATCTTGACCTCGTTAGGAAACCGAACATCACTGATAACAACATTCTTGTATTTCTGAATGCGCTTCTCAGCAGCAATAACCCAAACGTCTTTATGAAAGTTATCACGCATCACGTCTGTACCAATATATTGTAACGCGAAACGAGGAGTAAAGCAAGGGAGTTCTAGACGCTCTGCCCAAAATTCATCGACCTGCTCTCGTTGAATACGAGACTCCTCCGTCTTACCCTCGAGCATTTCACGGTCCCACCCAAACAGGGAAGCGCATGCATCTTTTAAAACCGCAGCGAAACTAACAGGAACGAAATTATGTTTTTCTACAAGATACTCAGCAACTGTATTTTTACCACTACCAATAAAACCACAAACTCCTATAATCATTGTTCCTCCAAATTATAATTCGCCGATATTGATATTCTAGGATGATCGCTTTTATTTTGAGAAACCATATGTTCTAAGTATGATCTGAATATTAACAAGTCGTGTTTGGCAGGAATATGCGTCCAGTTCGTAAAATTTGCTTCCACATAGTTGCTTGATCTCAAATCTTGCATACGTTTTTCGGCGGAGTCTCTAAAAATTATATTGCCTGTGTTTTCCCCAACTTGCACATAATACACTAAGGAAAAGTCAGTTCGTTCGTGAAGATGAAATTCTTGATATTCACCAGGCATTGCTAAGTTTATCCAAGAATGTCTTTCAGATACTTTTGGATTGTTATATCCATAGAACTTGCTGCAAACGAATTTTAAATTATTATCAAATGTATTAAGAAGCGAGCGAAGCTGTGGATCATTGTCTAGCGAATAACTGCCGTTGAGAGTCGAGTAAGTATCACACAACCAACTTGTTTTTTGCTTAGTATTATTTCTGTGAAATTGTACGGTTTCTGAAATATAATTATCTAGAGAAGCATGTTCAGAAATGTTTGTACTATATAAGCAAGACCTGAACATGGTATCAAACTTAAATGTCAAAGACCATACTCCTCACGCGATTTCCATCCGTTCCGAAGAACATATTCTTCTACAGCATGTCCACCTCTGCGGAGTCCCTGTAAATCGATACCACGTTTTCTAGCTTCATATATTGCATGACGTGTGCGACGGTCGTTATTGCCGAGTGCCTCGTGCAAATCTTTTTTCTCAAATCGACCATTTCCGTCTTGTAACAATTGCTGAATGGTCTCAATCATTTGATCACGGTGAACTCGCATCACATCAGCCGTTTGTACTTTCTCAGAAGATAAACAAGAACTTGTTCCCAATAGTTCTTCGCCCATTCGCTGCTAGAATTTTGTCGTGCTGTTCTGGCGTTATCAATCAGTCTGTTCAAGTTCTGCTCGGTATTCATTATATCCCTCAATGAAATACTTGTATTCTTCGTCATAGAACTTATCCAGCTCATCCCACCATTCATCGTTCCATTCGGAATCGCCATCTTCGCCTTCTATGTATGGAAGTATGCCAAAGGCTTGTTCGTAATGTTTATCCTCAACATATTCCTCATAATCATAGTCATCAGGAGCCATTCCCCAACAACCAATAAAGTTCGGCATTTCATCATCGTACCGAACCCACATTATTGCCTCGGGAGAATGTTTAGCAACCATTTTATACAGAGTAGTGTAGAAACCATATGGAGGCGACCAAGCTGTAGTAATCGAAAGAGAGTCATTAGTAGCATCTTCAACAACTAGCCACTTCGAACCAAGTTCATCAGACCACCAACCTATGTGACCATGTGTTTCATCACAAAATTCTCTTCCCTCTTTATCCACTCCATAGACTTCGCGGAAAAGATCATACACACAATCACCCGAATCCCTGCCATAATCCCTGGTAATATCGAAAATTTCTTCAAGCAACTTTTGAGATTGCTGCGATAAATTATCGAACTGAATGTAAGAAGAAACATGATTAGCCATTACTTGTTACCTCTGTTTTTTACAATCTTCTGAAGAACTTCTTGTAGATCTTCAACATCTTTCACCGCAGGATTTGAAGCAACACGCTTCACAGTTTCCCAAGGAAAACATTGGAAAGGGTTCGTTCTCCAAATTTTCATGAGATCTTCCCTAGCAATATTCATTTTATCCTCCGTCATGATTTAATCATTATACTTCAGATATGAATTAAAAGAAAGGGAGATTCTCCAATCGTTGGTTTGATTCGATTCGACGTAATGTTCTATCCAGGAGGGAAAAAGAACGAGTTTGTTTTCTTCTGGTGCATATCCTACCTCTCTCCAGGTTTGTTCATCAGAACCACGGACTTCATCCCAACATAAATCCAAAGCATGTTTAGATGGGTGGATAAACTGTATTCTCCCTGGGTTGCCAATTTTTGGAACTTTTATGTAAAATACCCCAGACATAATAGAATGTGGATGGCTGTGTAAATTATTAGAATTGCGTGACCCACTTATATTAATCCAAATATTGGATAAGGTAATGATGCCTGGATAGTTATGCCGCGACCAATACTCGTCCAAAGTGTTAGCAAGCAATGGACGAATTTCTTGTAACTCAGGGGCATTATGATCTAGATCATCACTTTGCCAACCGCCTGAATTAGATTTAATTCTCCCATCACTTTCTTCCTTGAGTCTGAACGCATAGCGTTCCAAAGCAGCAATGTCTACATCCATCATTTCCCAGGCAAAAATAGTGGGGAAGAACCATTCGTATTTTAGTCCATGCATATGATCATCCTCTTGTTCGATCTCATTTGCTTCATGTATATCCAAAAGTTGAGATCGTATTTTTGGATCACCAATTTCATATATTGCCTTCTCTCTTGGCAGCTTCAACTCACAAAACATATGAGCTAGATTTTCTGCTTCGTCTCCTATGAGACTTCTTACAATATCGCGAGAGGTGAGAGTTTTGTGTTTATATATTTCGGTTCCGTATATCGAATGAAACAGTCCAGCATCACAAACTTCTTGTGGTGCACCTTCATCTTCTAATAATTTATAAACCCCAAGCAGGTGATCGGAGAGCTTCCTTTTGCCATGAGGTGAGTCGCATATTTGCTTGACGAACGTGAACTTATTTGGAGCAAAATTGAAATTGATCACAATCCTGCGGGAATAGTTAGAAGGAGACCCAGCAGCATGTAGGAGTCCCTTATGAAAAAAAACCATCGTCCCCTTTTTCGGCGCGATCCGCTGCCGTATCGTAGGAGTCACATAATCATCGTCTGGGTGCTGCACTTTTTCGTTAAAGAATACTGTATCACCATCTGACTCGTTCACATAATATAGACCAACGACACCGAAACCGAAACCGTCGCTATGTGGAACGCTATGATCTACGAAATGCTCGTATGGATATTTTAGATTGGCTTTCGTTCTGACGAGCTCATGACCCTCAAAACAATTAGGATCAATCAGCAAGCTGGTTATATCTTGAAGATCATGATTACACATTTGAGGAGTGTCGTAAACACTCGGTGTGTTTTCCGTGTAATCTTTTTGCCAGGGATTGAACCAGCCTATTGAACTGGCACTGGCTGTCCAGGGAAACGAAGGATCGTTCATTTGCTGTTCAATCTGATCTTGAACGTGTGCAGGAACGAAGTCATCAATGACCACGATTTCGCCAGCATTTACTCGTTCAAGGATTTCTTTCATACTAAATAATAATGTTATGTGGTTACGAAAACATTTAGTCCTTATTGATGTCTATTATTATATGCCAGATCCTCCGCATCTGATACAAGAGTTTATCTGGCAGACCGATGACATAACCCCAGATCTACCAAGAGTGCACAAGTTTCTGAATTACTGGAAAGACAACATCGATGCGGTGATACAAGATGTGAAGGTATCCTACACCGACGGGAACGGCGAAGTTCGGTTCGCCGATTATCTCATTCATCACTAACATTTTATCCCTATGCTTTCAAGCAGCTTTCTTCCACCAAATTCTAAATTACAAATTGTATCTTCATATTCTATTACAGCGATATCACACAAAACCATCGAAACTAACAATTTGCATTGGCGTTTTTTGGAGGGAGGGAGTGTGTCTATCCACCACTTTAGAATTCCCTGATTATCATAGTGAAAGATTTGATCCATTAGTTTTCGTTGAGCTGGTCTTAGACCATCTAATAAAATACCAAGTGAAGGATCTCTTCGTACACTACCCATTGTTCAATATCCACTCCTTTAAATCTCGATGAGTGGGAAAGTATTTGGGATCGAAATTAAAGTTAGCAACGATTTCCTGGTTCGGATTGCGCAACTCATGAGTGATTTCACCATGACCCTTGGAATTATCTTCCCAAGAACCAGTATATTGCCATCCTTCCCAGTTAATGCAATACATCACCACGCTCCTCCGTTCTTTCCACCTTTATTTATAGCATCTTTTTTTATGTAACCTTCAATCTGCTTTCTGAGCTTCTTGACTTCGCTCATCAGAATAAAGTTTTCAGCAACAACAACGATCAGAATGATCGACCAAATTACTTCGTTCCAAAGTGTCATAAGAGTATCTCCTTCAATATGTGTTTCCGTACTTTCAATCCGTTCTCCATCTGCTGAAAATATCTAGCGCGAGGGTCACTATCAAACCACGTTGGCAGTTCGTGAGTGCGCGGAAAGGGATGCATGACGATAGCTTTATCATTCAGCATATCGGCAACACTTTCAGTGACCACGCAGTTATCCTTCATCTTGAGATAGTCGCGCTTATCGAACCGCTCGCGCTGAGTTCGTACGACATAAAGCACATCAGAGAGACCGAGGCTATACTCAGCATCCTGCGGATCGCTAGAATGCATATGTTCACCATATTCTTTAGGAAGTTCGAAGCCTTCTGGTGATATGCAGTGAAACTTATTAGTGGATCCCAGAGCCTTCACCAAACTATGAATCGTTCGCCCATACTTCAGATCACCCATAACAGTGATCACTAGGTTTTCTAGAGTCCCGAACTCTTTGTGTATGGTATACAGATCAAGCATCGTTTGCGTAGGATGCTCACCGTCACCGTCGCCCGCATTGATAATCGGAACTGGGGAAACTTCAGCAGCCGCTGCAGCTGCACCCTTTTCGGGATGGCGTAATACGATCCCATCGACATAGGAGCCTATCGTCCGGATCGTATCCTCAAGGGTCTCACCCTTTGCGACCGAGGAATATTGCACCTGATTGATAGGAAGCACACTGAAGTTCAGATCTTGAGCAGCTGCCCAGAAAGAACTGCTAGTTCGCGTAGAAGGTTCATAGAAAAGAAGCGCAACTTTCTTATGGTATAGCACCTCTTTTCGCGGATACCTCCTCGCACTCCTATCTACATTAATGATCTCCGCTCGGAAATCGATATCGTTAATTGATAGAAAATGTTTTATCATTGATATTGCACCGCATAAGTGTATCGAAAATAGGGACAACAGCCGTTCGGCGTCATAGCAGCATGAGGATATTCCCCATCAAATACCACAACTCTGTTGGGTCTGAATAGAACGGTCTTTTCGGCATCAGTGTTTTTCTTGTTCATGAATAGGAGATGCCCACCCCACTCAACTTTCCAATCAAGATTTGCGAAGAAGTTGACCGTCAATCCTCC